AAATCTACATCATTAGCGGCCTTCTCCTGTTTTGCGGCGGCGTTGTTTGGATGCTTGTAAAAGTGTCCGGCGAAAGAGCCGTTGCGCGGGAGAGGGCCAAGAACGCGGTAGAGGACGCCAATGCAGCTAAGAAAGCAGGCGCTATTGTCGCTGAAAATCGCAGCGATGACGATACCGCTGGCCGCCTGCAATCAGGCAAGTTCTAGCGTTTCATGCCCTCCGCTTGTGACGTATTCGCAAAGCTTCCAAGCGCAAGCGGCGGTGGAATATCGGCAGGCCGGAGCGAACATCAGAACAATGGTTACTGACTACGGAAAGTTGCGGGATGCCTGCCGCGCCATTGCAAAATAGCGAGCGCCGAGGCTGCGTGAACAGTCCCGACGCTCTACCAGCGACCGCGCGCAAACGCGGCAGACTGGCCCCACAAGTTAGCCGCAACTGGTTAACGGGCCGCTACTCGGAATGGGGATGTGGAATGGCCGACGAGATAGAGCGCCGTCTAACCGTGCTTGAGGTCGAACACAAGCACCTCGTCGAGTCCGTGGACCACATGTCGCGGAAGGTTGACGAGATGCACTCTCTACTGACGCAGGCAAAGGGCGCGCGGTGGGCTATCCTGATGACGGTGGCTTTAAGCGGGTTTATCGCCGGAAGTGTTGCCCCGTTGGCTAAACTTTTTGGTTTCAAATAATGCCCGCCCGCCTTCGGACGAAAGAGGAAGCCGAAGCTGAACTTGCCACATACGACGCCGCTATCGCAAAGCATGGCTCGTATGAGTATGCCGCAATCGCGCTTGGCATACCCGGACGCCGGGCGCTCGCCAATCGTATTTGGCGCATCAGAAAACAGGTAGAGCGGGGCGAGTTTGGCACGGCTCCCGTCATGCCAACTTTTGCAATTCGTCAGGTTTCTACTCAGCTAGGGCCAAAGGGCGAAACGCAAAAAGAATGGATTAAGCAAGGCCCGCAACATGGCGAAGCCTTCGAGGTTCCGGAGGGCCATTCGATCAAGGGCGTTTCCGCTCTTGTTTCCGGAGATGGCCGAACCATTCAGCAATGGGTAAAAACCAAGGCTGAAAACAGCGACCACGTTATCGACGCGCTCAAGGAAACCTTCGCTAAATACAAGGGACATGCCAAGTTAGTTCCGCCTCCCAAGCACGCGAACAAAGACCTTCTCACGGTTTACCCTATTGGGGACTATCATCTAGGCATGTACGCTTGGAAAGATGAAACCGGCGCGGATTGGGATTTGGACATTGCCGAACGCACATTGCGCGGCACGATGGCCGATCTAGTCTCAAGCGCGGCCCCTTCCGAGACGGGGCTAGTCCTCTCGCTTGGCGATTTTTTTCACATAGACGATAGCAGCAACAGAACGCCCGCCAGCGGCCACGCCCTCGACGTGGATACGCGCCGCGCAAAGGTTCTGCAAGTCGGCGTCAGGCTGCTCATTGATTGCGTGGAAATGGCGCTCGCCAAGCACAAGAAAGTCATCGTTCGCTGCCTTGCGGGCAATCACGACCCGGCGACGACCCCCGCGCTCAATATCGCTCTATGGGCGTTCTTCAATAAAAACGCGCGCGTCTCGGTCGATTGCTCCCCAAGCAAATTTTTCTACCATCAGTTCGGCAAGGTTATGATCGCATCCACGCACGGCGACATGTGCAAAATGGCAGACCTTCCCGGCGTCATGGCGTCGGCGCAGCCTGAGATGTGGGGCGCAAGCCGGTTCCGGTACGGCTACACGGGGCACATTCATCACAAGTCGCAAATCTGCAAAGAGATAAACGGCGTCATCTGCGAGAGCTTCCAAGTGCTACCGCCCGCCGACGCCTGGCACGCTTCCCAAGGATATGGCGCTGGCCGCTCTATGCAGGCGATTACGCACCATCGCGAGACAGGCGAGAAGTTCCGCCACATCGTTTCTATTGTGCCGAACCGTTAAGGCAGCAAACGCGCTGCTTTCGCAATAGTTGCGTTGGACACGTTGCCTGCTCCGTTAGCCACATCCTCGATGACTTCCATCATCTGACGCAGGCCAATAGCCTCAGCGGCGGCGCGGATCATGGCTTTTGAAGCGAAGTCATTGAGTGTCGATATGTCATCAACGTCCATCGTTTCGTTGGCCGCATCAAACATTTTTTGCAACGCTTCTTCGTAAGCATCCCTCGGAGTATCCATGCTCAATCCTTTCGTAGAAGAACTCGTAGAACGATTCTACATCACAGCCGGTCACGCAAACGCGCCAAAAGCAATGGCGCAAGAGCTTATCCAAGCCAACCTGAAAATCATGGAACTTGAGAAGCAAATCAGACGCGAGGAACGCAAAGTCTCCGCTGGCTACGTTCGCCGCGATCCTGGGCACAGGTCACGCCAGCCAAAGCCGCAGTTGGCTAATCCGATCACTGACGACTGGGTTAAGACAGGCGCGGAGGATCAGGTAAGGGCATCCAATGAGTATGCCCCTTAAATGACTGCACCCAACTCCATTTGGAGTCGTCCCAAGATTTCCATACTCCGTCGCGCCACAGCACGACCTCTGCCGACGATTCATAAACGATGTTCTCTTTGTCAGAAACATCGTCTTCCGTGAATATGCAAGCGAGACACATAAGCCGCTCATCTGTAGGCGGGGTTTTTGTTAGCTTCCATTCTCCCATGAGGTTCTCCAATGTCAGACGAACCGGAACAGCTAGAAGACGCCCCCGACTATCCGGTAATGGACGAAAGCGAACGGTTTGCTACGGCTATGTACCAAAGCCACACGGCGGAACTCGCACAAGCCTTTGGCAATGTCCTTGCACAAGCCGTCACGATGCGGCCCGATTCACCATTCGGCCCGGTTACTATTCGGTTGTTGGAAAAATTGGTCGATAGCATAGAGACAAACCCAAAAGGCACGGTGAAGGCTATTCGGGGCGGGAAGGATTAGCCGCCTTCTCTCCTATTGTTGGACACTCGCCTAAATTGATCGTTTGCGGTCAGAAGCGGCCTTTCGTGTCCAACTTCTGAAAACGGGACTGATTTTGCTACGTTGTGGGACAATTCTTGGCCGCACCAAGCACTAAAACGCAACTTTATTTTTCAATGACTTGCGCTTCTGATTGTCCAACCGCATCCGGGAGTTGGACAATAGAAGTTGCCTCTCCGTTCCGATTTAGCTTCGACGCCGCCCCATGCGAGAGGCGCTTGCGATCCGCCGCCCGCGTGTAAAGCGAAGCCATCCCGCCGCCCGTCCAGCCAAACATGGCTTCGAGTTCCGAGACGGTCGCGCCGTTCTCTGCGCATCGTGTTGCGGCAATCTTGCGGACGCCGTGAGCGCCCTTTCTGACGCCAGCAGCGCGGGCTGCGGCTGAAAAGAAATTTCCGAACGATTCCTTTGTCAGCGGCTTGCGCGTGGCCCCGCAGATAAACGCCAAGTCCCCGGTCGGCCCGGCCTTCAATGTCGCCGCCAGCACCGGCAGAATCGGGATGGACACTTCAACCTTCTGGCCGCTCTTTTCCGTCCTGATACTCAGAAAGCCATCGCCGCCAATGTGCTGGCGTCCGATCCTGACCGCATCGCCGCGCCTCAAGCCCGTGTACAGAAGCACATCAAGCCAGACGCGCTCTTTCGTGCCGATAGGCCAGCGGCGCTCATAGGCGGCTACATCGGCCTCAGTCCAAACAGGAAAGCCGCCGCGCGTGCGCTTCTTTGGGTTCTTAACGCCTGCGGTCGGGTCCGCTTTCACAAGCTGCGCCTCGTGCGCCCACCTGAAAAGCCCGCGCATCGCGTCAAGGAAATTCCTGGCCTGCGCTGGCGTCTCTTTCCGGTTGTCGCGGCCCTTCACGATTGCCGCTTGCGTGATCGAAGCCAACCGCTTGTCGCCCGCTTTTGCCAGCACGCCCTTGAAAATGTTCTCCCGCTGCCGCCGCGTGGCCCCTGACAGGTCTGCCCATGCCGTGCTTCCCCGATAGCGGGCAATCAACCACGATAGGGTTCCTGCGGCCTCCCTGACCGGCTGCGAGGCTTCCTCGTCGCTCATGGCGGCCTGATAGGCGGCCATGAACTCAAGCGTGCCGAATACAGCCTTGATCCTGACCTTCCGGCGACCGGGGCGGCGCACGTACCAGATCGTCTGGCCGTGGCGCGTGACTTCCATTGAAGTGTAGGGCAGGCGGGGGCGGGGCATGGCGTCGATCACAGGTCCACAACCTCCGGCTCGTCAACTGTCTGCGGTGGGGATAGCGGGGGCAACTCGACCGGCTCGCGCAGATCAACGGCAATTTCTACCCCGTTCACCTTGACCGAGACGCGCGCAGCCCTTTCCTGCTTCGCCGCACGTATCGCGCGGGCAAAGTCAGCTTGGGTAAAGGCTGCGCGGGTGCGGGTCATGGGGCCTCCGGGGAGAGGGTTGACTTGAACATGCGGCCTTGCTCAGAAGTCGTTTCGACAAAAGGCAGAATGGCCTCTTTATGATGAAACGCTGGCGCTGTGTAAGTTCTGACTTCTTTTGCTCACTCATGGGGCCTCCGTGGAGAGGGCGGCAAGATATGCATTCAAATCCTCGGCCCATGACTCGTGCGTGATCTCCGAGCGTTCGCTGCACTCATAAATCCAACCGGAATCGTAGCCTCCTGAGACTGATGAGGTTGAGAGGCTTCCGCTAATCGCGATTTTTGTCTGGATAGATTTAAGCGCGCCACGCAACGCATCCCAATTATCGGCCCCGATTGTCAGCTTTAATTCAATGCGGCGTCTGGGCTTCTCCATCATCCCTCTCCCTTATTGAGGGCGGCGCGAAGCTGCTTTACGCTGTCATACCACTTGGCCGCCTTCTCCAACGCCTCGGCGCGTGCGCGCTGTTCTCCCGCGTCTCGCGAATGCATGGAGCTTTTGCTTTTCCAGACGTCCCTTTCGTACTCCATCCGCTCGGCGCGTGCTTCGGCGTTTGTCGCACGAATGCAAGCCTCGCCAGCTATGCCGCTGCTTTCGACGGCTGCATTGCGCGCCTCATCCCGTTCCCGCTCGCACTCCGCAAGCCTTGTGGATAGGGAGGTGAGGGCGGCGGCGGCTTCCTCAAGGGCGCGACGTGTATCGGGCAAACCCCAAGGATCGACCGCGCGCAACCGCTTCACCAGCCCTTCTACTTCCCCCACGGGGGCGGAAGGGGCGGCGGGACAGTCGCAATTCTCAACTTCGCGCTTTAGGCATTCGCAAAATTTCATATCTCGCTCCTGTACATCGCGCGCGGGGGCAAACTCGGCTTTGCAAGCGGCCCTGTCGCGCGGCGTTGTGGTTCGGCTTTCGGCATCGGGGCGGTTTTCAATGTCGGCGGCTTGCGTATGCCTATGTGCTTGATGCGCGCCCGGTCAGCTTTCGCGCCTTCCTTGTTCTCTTGCGCCGTTTTCTCGCGATGCTTTGAGCGAAGCGCGGGCGCTAGATTCGTCTCTCGGTTCTCGCCTCCGTTGCGAAGGCTTTTCTTGTGTTCCAAGTCCCATTGATCGCCGGGCTTGATCTTCTCTCCGCTGATGTGGCAGCGGCCATCGTGAGCGTCGAAAATCCGCGCGCGTACAGAAGGCGGCGGCATGGAGTCGGGCGTCTTACCGATCCATTCCAAAACGCTCCTGCCGTGTACGCGGATCGTCGGGCGCTTGGTCACACGCTTTCCTTTTGCGCCACAAGCGCGGAAATGCGCGCATCAATATCCGCAAGCTGCCGAGCGTACTTCTCGGTTAACTCATGCCGAACCGCGCGCCAAGCGTCAGCTTCATCGGAATACATGACGCCCATGTTTTGAGTAGTCGTTACATCGCCAGACCACGAGTGCGTCATGCCATCGCTACAGCCGCGCGAAACCGTTACCGAGTGAGTATTGTAAAAATACCCAAACGCTACCTTCTGCCGCCTGCCATACTTCTCGCC